CTGCGCTATCTCCCTGACGGCTATCGAGACATCTACGCCCGCCAGCCTGCCTGGGAGTGCGCGCTTCACTTCGATCTCGGCGCCCCCGCCATTTGGCCGAGGTCGCGTCTCGACAGCGCCGCGATTACGCCGAGCGATTTCACGCAAACCATCGACGCCGTGGTCCGCCAAATCGTTCTCGACAAATTCCAAAGCGTCCACGACTGCGCAGCTTTATTCGAATTGGCGATCGGCGAAAAAGCGCCGTTTCCGTGGTCGGCTTGGGGCGACAGCCGCCGCGTGGCGATGGCTGCCTATCTCGGCCGCAAGCTCGGCCGCGACCCGGCTTCGCTGAAATCTGCGCTCGTTCCCCATGTCGGAAGCTTCAAGTCGCCGCCGAATACGTCGGCGCCGTCGGCGGAGGAATTCGTCGACCGCACGCTGAAGGAGGCCGACGCGGCGCTGGCCAAAGTTCCCTAATCCGCGCGTCGCCGCCGACCTGCGCAACTGCGCATCGTCGACTGTGGCGGCCTTGCCACGCGCCGCCTGAAGGCCACCAGCCTTCCTGCCGATCGCTTTCACTCCAATCTTCGCCAGAACCTCATTTCGCCGCGCCACCGCGCCCGACGGCCGCCGGCGCGCGCTCTTTTCGACGCCGCCTCCCTCCAACCCCACAAGGACAATCCCATGGACATTGCCCAGACCACGCAAGAAACCCTCGGCCTGATGAAGGAGTCGCTTTCCAAGAGCGTGACGCTCGCCACCGGCCTGACCGCCTACGATCTTCAGGCGCCGGCCAAGAACCTCTACCCCGTCATCACGCCGCTGAGGAATTCGCTGCCGCGCGTCGCGCGGCTCAACCCCGGCGACGCCGCGCGCTGGCGCACCATCACTTCGGTCACCGGCTCGGGCTACGACGCGATGGGCTGGGTGCCCGAAGGCCAGCGCACCGCGAGCATGTCCTATGCCGCGCAGCTCCAGGTCGCGCCCTATCTGACGCTCGGCGAAGAAGACACGGTGACCTTCGAAGCCGAAGCCGCCGCGCAAGGCTACGAGGACATTGACTCGACGGCGACGCTGCGCCTGTTGCAGAAGACGATGCGCAAGGAGGAGACCGCGCTGCTCGGCGGCAACACCTCGCTGGCGCTGGGCGCGCCCGGCGCGCCGGCGCTCACGGCCTCGGGAACCGGCGCGACGCTGCCCGCCGCCACCTATTCGGCAATCGTCGTCGCGCTCAGCTTCGAGGGCTATCGCAATTCGAGCGTTTCGGGCGGCGTCGCCACGACCAAGACCATCACCGGCAACGACGGCAACATCTACACGCTCAACGGCGGCTCTTCGAATAAGTCGAGCAACACGATGCAGGCGGTGACGCTCGGTCAGACGCTCACCGCCATCGCGCCGCTCGTCAACGGCGCCGTCGCCTACGCCTGGTTCGTCGGCGCCGCCGGCTCGGAGACGCTGCAGGCGATCACCACCATCAACAGCGCGACGTTTTCGGCGCCGCTCGCCTCCGGCCAGCAGACCGCAAGCTCGATCACCGGCGACAATTCGCGCAACGCGACGCTCGCGTTCGACGGGCTGCTCACCGTCGGCTTCAACCCGGCCAACTCCGCCTACGTGCAGGCGTTGGCGTCGGGTACGGCGGGAACCGGCACGTTCCTCACCGCCTCGGGCCGCGGCTCGGTCAACGAGATCGACGCCATGCTGGTCGCGATGTGGAACACGTATCGGCTTTCGCCCACCGTGCTCTACGTCAACGCGCAGGAGCAGAAGAACATCACCAACAAGTGCCTGACCAACGCGTCGGGCCCGCTGATCCGCTACAACGTCGCCGCCGACAGCGACAACGGCGGCCCCTACGGCGTGTCGGCGTCGGGCGTGGTGCGCTGGTACTACAATCCGTTCAGCGTCGATGGCGGCTTCGACATTCCCGTCAAGGTCCATCCCGACCTGCCGCCGGGCACCATCCTCGCGCTCTGCGAGCGCCTGCCGGTGTGGTACCAGTCCAACCAAACGCCCAACGTCGCCGAGGTTCTCACCCGCCGCGACTATTACCGCATCGACTGGCCGCTGCGCACCCGCCGGCGCGAATTCGGCGTCTATGCCGAAGAAGTGCTCGCCGTCTACGCGCCGTTCGGCGTCGGCATCCTCACCAACATCGGCAACGGATAACGGAATACGGAGGACGAGGACGGACGACCGACGAAAGTTCGTCGTACGCCTCCAGCGCCGCGTCTCCGTCTTCCGTTCTCTGTCGTCCGTCGTCCGTTGTCCGACCTCCGACCTCGGAGCGCCTATGTCGCCTTACGATCTGACCAATCTCGCCGCGCTGAAGGCCTGGCTCGGCCTGCCCGCGGGCGCCTCGCCGAACGACGCGGCGCTCTCGGCTTTGATCACCGCCGCGAGCCGCGCCATCGCCGCCGCGCTGAGCCGCCCGAGCCTGCTGCCGCAAAGCTACAGCGAGGCAATCGACGGCGAGCGCGAACGGCTGTTCCTGCGTCATTGGCCGGTGCTGCGCGTGACGTCGGTGACGCTCGACGGCGAGGCGATTCCGCCCGCAGCGCCGGCGGGCGCCCTGCCCTCGCTCGGCTATCTCTTGCGGCCCGACGATGGCGCGCCGCCGGGGCGACAGCAGGCGCTCGACATCTTCGGTCGGCATGTTCCTCGGCGACGACAGAATCTCGTCGTCGACTATGTCGCCGGCTACGCCGTGCAAGGCGAGGCGCAGGTCGTCCCGTCGGCGACGCCGTGGACCCTCGATGCGCTCGCGCCCTACGGACCCTGGGCGATCGACATGGGCGTCGTCTACGCCGCGACGGGCGCCGCGCTGAGCGCGGTTCCCGCCGCGCCAGCGACCGGCCAATACAGCGTCACGGACGACGCCTACGCCTTCAGCGCCGGCGACGCGGGCGCTTCGGTGACGATTTCCTACGGCTACGTCCCGCAGGACATCGCGCAGGCCGCGCTCGAACTCGCGGCCGAGCGCTTCCGCGCCGCCGAGCGCATCGGCCTGCGCTCGAAGTCGCTCGGCGGGCAGGAGACGATCGCCTACGACGTTTCCGCGATCTCGGCGCCGGTGCTGGCGCTGTTGCAGCCCTATCGCCGGGTGGTGGTCTGATGCTCAGCCTATCGATCGACGGCGCCGACGCGCTGCAAGCGCGGCTCGACGCTTTCCCCGCCGCGGTGCGAAGCGAGCTCGCCGCCAAAGCGCAGGATCTCGCCAGCGCGCTCGCCGACAAGGTGAAGGCCGAAAAGCTTTCGGGCGCGGTTCTCAATGCGCGCTCGGGCGCGCTGCGCGACTCGATCGGCATCGAAGCCGCGAGCGACGGCGATTGGATCTCGGCCTCGGTCGGCTCGTACGGCGAGGTCAAATATGCGGCGATCCAGGAATACGGCGGCAAGACGGGCGCGCACGAAATCCTGCCCGTCAAGGCGAAGGCGCTGGCCTTCGTCGTCGGCGGCGCCATGCGCTTCGCGCGCAAGGTCGAGCACCCCGGCTCGGTCATCCCCGAGCGCTCGTATCTGAGATCGAGCTTCGACGAAATGAGCGACGAAATCCTCGCCGCGCTCGCCGCGACGCCAACGGAGGCCTGGGAGGACGCATGAGCCGCGAAGCCGCCTTTTCCGCCCTGTTCGCCGCCGTCTCGGCCGCCTACCCCTGGCGCCTAGCTTCGCGCAAGATGAAGCTGTGGAGCGAAGTCCCCGCCGCGCTGCGCCCCGCGCTGTTCCAATTGGAATCCGGGCCGGAGAGCTATCAGTGGGCTTCGCCGGCGACGCCGAGGCGCACCTTGGAGGCCAAGCTCTTCCTCTACTTCGACGCGCGCGATCCCGAGACGCCCGGCTCGATCGCGATCAACGCCGCGCTCGACGCGATCGACGCGGCGCTCGCGCCGAGCGGCGGCGACCTCACGCTCGGCCGGCAGACGCTCGGCGGCGCGGCGCACGACTGCAAGATCGTCGGCGTACCCGTGCGCGACAGCGGCGATCTCGACGGCGACGGCCTGGCGGTGGTGAGCGTCAGACTGGTGGCGCCGTGAGCGAGGGTGCGAACATGCGGATCGAGGACTTGCACAAGCGCTGGGACGAACACGCGACGAACCATCCAATCGTCCCGGAAATGACCTTTGCCGATGGGTTCCTTGTCTTGGGCGCGGGAACGCGCCTCGCCGAGGTTGGCGCGCCTCTCGACGAGCTCGGTCTTGCCGCACGGCTCGTCGCCGCGCATCGCCGGCCGATCGAGGCTTCGCCGCTGCGCCATATCCAGCGCGCTCTGGCGGCCAAACATCGGGGCGACGCCCCGCTCGCTTACGTGCACATTGCCTTGAGTCGACTGGCGAAGCTCGCCGATCCGCGCGAGGACGCACGCTGGTTGTTCATCATTGATGCGCTGCTGGAGGCGGGCGCCGATCCCCTGACGATCGTCAAGGCGCTCGGAACCGATCCCGTGGCCTGCGATCTGTCGCTGGAAAAGTATTCTCCTGATCAGCCTCGCGTCCCGGCCGGCAACGGTCGGCCGAGCGGACAATGGGTTGGCGCCAATTCCGGTGGGTCAGCAACGAGTCCGCCTGCGAAAGACAAGCATCCAAACCTCCTGCCCATCGTCGAAGTTGCCTACCAAGGCAAATATCATGACATCGTTCGCGATTACTTCGCCGATAGTTTAAGAGCCGCCGGGAACACCGTCCTTACGGAGGTTCCGCTCGCCATGGCGGGAAGCCCGCCGCCGCCGTCCGCCCGCATCGACATTTTGCTGCGAAACGCCAATGGCGTGCTGTTCGCTATCGAAGTGAAAACCGGCGACGATCCCTAGTTTACGCCGGCGCAGAGCATCTTATATCCTCACATCGAACCCGGCGGCATCATCATTTCTCCAGACCCGAGGGTGGCGCAGTTGGGCCTTTCACCGTTCGAACTGTGGCCGCCGATCGAAGCGGTGGTCCTGTACGCTCCGGGCCCAGGTTCACGAATGTATCTTGTGCCGATGTCTAGCTTCCTGAAGCCTTGATGGGCTTAGTCACACGATCTGGGGATTTCGGATGGCACTCGACCCGACAGCGGCGTATCCACGCTCGATGATAAAAGAGCCGACGCGCGACGCGTCCATGACCGTTCGCGCGGCGATCGGGCAGCAATTGATCTCCCGCGAGACGGCGCTGGCGATTGGCAAAATGGTGATCATCGACTGGGAAGGCGAGGCCGAGTTTAGCGCGCAGCAACCCCTGATCGCCGAAGATGGGTTAAACGTCTGGATAATCCGCGGCAGCTTGATCGTGAAGCCGGGCGCCGTTCCTGGTGACCTTGCGCCGATCCAGATGTCGATTTCGAAATTCGACGGCGCGATCGTGTCTCTCACCGGATCGGGATGCCGAGTGGCGCCAGGGGCGCCGGGCGATCCCGCCTCCCAACAATTTCCGTGGGACAAGCTGTCTTGAGCGACTGGCCGACGCTCATCGCGCTCTCCTGCGCGTGACGCGAGCCTCAGCGGCGCCGCTTTCGGCCGGCAGACGCTCGGCGGCGCGGCGCACGACTGCAAAATCACCGGCGTCCCCGTGCGCGATAGCGGCGATCTCGACGGCGACGGCCTGGCGGTGGTGAGCGTCAGACTGGTGGCGCCGTAGCGCCGATCTTCGCGACTCCCCATCCACACATTTTCCGCTTTGCCCATTCGCGCGAGGAAGAAAACGCCATGCCCTCTGGTGGACTGGAAACCCCGCTGCCGCCGAGCCTGTTCGCGCGCCTGGCGCTCGCCGCTCGTTACGCGATCACCGGCGTCTCGCCCGATGCGTGGTTCGGGCCGCAGCAGCCGTTGGCGCCGCAGGCCCCGCCCGAGGTCAAGGGCCGGCAGTTCGACTACCCCTTCGGCGTCAACCTCTCCTACGTCCCGCGCGCGACCGGCGGAATCGCCTTCGCCGAGTTGCGCGCGCTCGCCGATGCGCTGCCGTTGCTGCGCGCGGTGATCGAAACCCGCAAGGACCAGATCGCCGGCCTGAGCTACGCCGTGCGCGCGCGCGACCCCGCCGCGGCGCAGGACGCCGAGGCGCGCGTCAAGGCCGCGCTCGCCTTCCTCGCCCGCCCCGACCGCCGCCACGCCTTCGCCGCCTGGCTCCGCATGCTCGTCGAGGACATGCTGGTCATCGACGCCGCGACAATCTATCCGCGCTTCGATCGCGGCGGTTCCTTGTACAGCCTCGATGTCATCGACGGCGCGACCATCACCCCTCTCATCGGCGAGGACGGACGCTCGCCCGAGCCGCCCGACCCCGCCTATCAGCAGATCCTGCACGGCGTGCCGGCGGCGGACTTCTCCACCGACGAGTTGCTCTATCTCCCCCGCAATGTCCGCGCCCATCGGCTCTATGGGATGAGCCCGGTCGAGCAGATCGCGCTCACCGTCAACATCGCGCTGAGACGCGACGCGGCGACGCTCGACTATTACCGCGCCGGCTCGATGCCCGACGCCTTCGCGACGCTGCCGAAGGAATGGACGATCGACCAGATCCGGCAGTTCCAGGACTATTTCGACGCGCTGATGAGCGGCAACTCGGCGCGCCGGCGGATGACGAAGTTCATGCCGGCGGACTTCCGCCTGATCGAGGCGCGCCAGCCGCCGCTGAAGGACCAGTACGACGAATGGCTGGCG